TTAACATCTTCATTATTCGTAACAAACTTAGCACCACTTGTAAAGATAGTCTTTTGTGCTAGTACACTTCTATGAGTAGAAGATTTACGCTTTAATTCTGCTAAATACTGAGGAAATAAGTTATTAGTACCAAAAGGAATAAACTTAGTTCTTACCTTTTCTAAATCTAAAGGTTCTTCAATATGCTCAGGAATTGCTAAATTAAAAACTCCAAATTCAAAAGTATTACTCTTTTGATTCTGAAGATTCTTTACCTGACTTTTTCTTTTTGGTTGCTTTCTTTGGCTCATCTTTAGTTTTTGTAGTTGATAATTTTTCTACCTTATCTGTCATTCCTAAATCTTCATAAGCATACGCTAACTCTTCTTGAGTTGCTATAGCCCACTTAATTTTAAAATCACCTTTATAAGTTGTTCCTACTGATAATTTTGCTTTATATTCTGCCATAATTGTATATACTTTTAAGTGTGATAAATCTACAATATTTTTTTCATTACAATTGCACATATTATTAAAAGATATTAATAGGAAATGTTATAAACTTTTTACGAACTAAGTTCAACCTACTATTATACCTTTAATTATTATGCTGCTGTAGTTGCAGTTAATGCTGCAGTATCAACAGTAACAGTACCTACATACTTTCTAGGTAACTCAAATTGTCTTGCTGTTAATGTAATTGTCATTCCACTTTCATCAGAATAAGCAGCACCTGTGCCACCTTCCATACTTGCAAGATTCAAAAAAGTTTGACTTTTTGCTTGAACATCCTCATTTGCATATTTCTCACTAGCACCAACTACCCACCAAGAACCATTAGTGTCTTTTACTGCACCCATCATACAAGTGTCCAACATTGCTTGAAATTCTGCAAATCGGTCATTGTTAATTTGTGGTACCATAAATGATAGCGTACACTCAAAAGCAGTTGAGCCATTTTCTTTTGTTGCGTTTACTGTTAATGCACCTGTTTCATTTTTGTTTTCAAAAACAAACCAAGCAGCAGCAGAAGCACTCGTAAGAATACTGTCAATGTCATGCTCACCTGTAGCATTACCATAAACAACTGCATCATTAGTATCCCAAGACCTTAATAGTATCTGAGTGATACCACCTGTTGATTGTAAATTACTACACTCAACGCCTATACCTTTATCTATTGCCATTTTTTTATTATTTTATTAGTTATTAAAAGTAATTAAGAGAGGAGGATTAACCTCCCCTCTATTATTACATTATTGTTTAGTAAAAGATTCCCCATTGAACAAGTGAAGGGTACAAGAATTGTACACCTAACTTGAAGTAACCTCTGAAGAACATTTTTTCTTCTAAATCATCATAAAATACTTTGAAAGAACCTTCTGGGTCAGTTACATCAGAACCAATGATTAAGTTCTCTACTGCGCAGTAACAAGCACCTTCTGTACCATTAACACCACCTCTTAAGAATAGTGCAGGGTCAGTATCTGCTAAAATAGTGTCCCACTCATACATTGCTACTAATTCAACACCTCTAAACTTAACAGTTAATACACCATCTTGTTGGTTAGTAATTGCTAAATCTGCAGAAGTACCTTCTAAGTTTGATAAGTAAGCATTGTAAGTCTTAGGAGATACAAATATTTTCTTATCTTTTGCAGGAACTTGTTGTAATGCTGCAGGAGCATTGTCATACATTTCTCTTAATAAAGAAAGTGATTCACCTGCTGTAGGTGTTGTAGGTGCTACTGCACTTTTTTCAGTTCTTGCTGCTAATACAGTTGCATCTGCACCCATTAATTTCATCCACCCATCAAGAGCAGTATAATTTGCAGTTGCGCCATCACCACCCCATGCTAATCTTACTACATCTTGTGCGATACCTGTTACTGCTCTGTTTACGATTGCATCAGATAATTGAGTTCCCTCAACATTCATTACATCTGCACCATTTCGGTACATTTCTTCAATATAAGTTCCAAAGAACTCATCAGTACATTGCTCTAAAGCAACTCTACATCTACCTGCAGTAATTACTTTATCATCAATATTAAATTGAGTTGAACCACTTGTTGCAGAACAAGTTGTATAAGGTTGTACTATCTTAGTTAGAGCAGCAGAAGTGTAAACATTCATTTTGTGTTTAACATTAGGAATAACTCTATAGTTACGCATAATATCATCACTTCTAAATACTGGCTCATAAAAAAGTTCGTTTAGTTGCGCACCTCCGTAAGTTGCTGCGATACTATTATTTGCTACATTTGCCATTTTATTTTATTTTTTTAATTATTAAATTTGTTTCTAATTCTTGATGCCATTACATTATAAAAACCTGCATTAGCATCTTCTGTCTTGTTTTCAACTACTGCAGGGTCGCTTTCAGTTTCAATTTCTGTACCTTTAGCATCTGCTTTGTTGATTTTAGCGTTTAACGCTTCAACCTCTAATGTTAAAGTTTCGTTAGTTCCTTTTGAAGCAACTAATTCTTCCTCTAACAAAGAAATTTTGTTTGATAATTCAATGTTACCAGTTTCAAACTCAGAAATCTTATTCATGATTTCATCATTATCCCCTAGATTAACAGTTATCATAGTTTGCTCAGCAACATCTTCAGAAACTTTTACATCACCTTTTACAGCAGTAACAATCTCCTCAACTTTGTTGTTAAACCATTCTTTTAACTCGTTAGTCATTTTTTTGTTATTTATATTAATACTTAATTTATTCTGTATTTCTTCCTGTGTGATGTTCTTAAATTTAGAAACATCATACTTTGCAGCCACTTTAATAGAGTCAGAGATAGTATCAATAAAACCTAATTCGTATGCCTCATTAGCATTTAACCAAGTCTCCTCATCCATCATCTCAGCAAGAGCATCATAAGATAGTCCTGTCTTTTTTCTATAAATGTCTGTAAGTTCACTTGTGATTTTATCAAGAGTGTCAGCAGTCTTTCTCATATCTTTTGACTCACCCATTGTTCCACCCCAAGCGTTATGTATCATAAATAAAGAGTTTTCTGCCATTACAACCTCATCAGCACCAAGAGCAATAATAGTAGCAATACTTGCTGCTATACCCTCAATATAAACTGTAGTTTTAGCCTCTCTCCTTTTGATTACATTATACATTGCCATACCATCAAACACATCTCCACCTAAACTGTTAATGCGTAAATTGATAGGCATATCTTTTAATCCTTTAATGTCAGCAATAAACTCTTGTGCAGTTACACCATAAGTTCCTATCTCATCAAAGATATAAATGTCGGCAGTTTCACTTGCCTTGTTCTGAATGTTATACCATTTTTCGTTCATAGGTGCAAAAATATAGTTTAAATAAATTAGTTTTACCTAATTTTCTTACAAAACTTTTAATGTGTTATATTATTAGATGGAATTGCTTTCTTTCTTTCCTTGTAAACTATGTTCTGGGCTTGACTTTCACTTATCTTATATTTAATAGATAAATCCATCCAAGTGTAGGTTCTACTTCCTTTGTTTCCTACTAACATTCTATCAAAGTCAGCAATAATCATATAGTTTCTCACCCTCTTAGGTTCTATTATGCCTTTCTCAACAAGATGTCGTATCATATCCTTGCAAGTTGGTGATTGACCAAATCGCTTTTCTAATTCAACTCCACAAATATCAATGAAGTCTTTAACTACATCTACCTTATTTTGTCTTTCTTTTTTTTGAGGCATTTTTCTTTTTAGGTGTTTGTTCGGCTTCAATCCACTCATCCATCATAGTATTCCAAAACTTACAAACTGCTGCCCTGCAAGAAGTACATTTAATATCTTGTTTGTTTTTAGGGAATAACAAGTGCCATTCTGCAAACATTATATTAAGTGATTCAGAGTGATAGGTAGTGAAATTTTTAGTATAATTCATGTTAGTGATAACAGCATCTGTCATCATGCTTCTTTTTTTCTTACTGTAGTTTTCAGCGATTTCTTTAAAATTCATTTGTAAAGTTTTACCATTTATTTTTAGGACATTTACCAAAAAACTCTTTTGTTAATGATGTCTTTGCATCTAGGAAACACTTACATTCAGCACACCTCGCACCTCTTGCTATCTTTGGTTTCTTTAGTAACATAAAGTTTCGGTAAAAACTACAACTTTTACATATATCTAATCTCTCTAACTTGGTTTTTTTATCAACAAACATTTGTTTATTTCTTTGATTATTAAATTGTTGCCTCAGATTGTATTACGCTTACTGAGTTTTGACTGTCAGTAATGTCTGCCTCAACCACTACTACCTTACCAGAACTTCCCATTGCACCCATCATTTGATTCTGACCTATTGCATTGAATTGTTGTTGGCTAAATGAAGGCATATTAAGCAATCCACCATCTGCAAATTTAACACCACCTCCTGCAGCGTTCATTGCTGATAATTGTCTGCCAAACATTGCTGTACTTCTTTTATTTATAACAGCCTCACCACCTTCTAATTCAACTACTCTACCTCCTACTGCAAACTTCTCACCACCTTGTGCGTGTGATTTACCATGCACCATACCACCATTTGCAAAAGTTTCAATTACCCCACCATCTCCAAAAGCACTTTTCATTGCTTTAATATTAGCAAGTAAAGATACAATTGTACTTAAAGTAGTAACCATTCCTATTATGTTTGCAGGAAAAGGAAGTTTTGCTTGTGATGTAACCCCAACTGTCATCTCTGATAATGCTTGGATGTTATTTGCTATTGCTGCTGCAGAAGAAATTGCAATACCTGCCTTTCTAATGCGTTGCATTTTCTCATCTTCTCCTGCTAAAGTTATAAGTTGGTTTCCTAATTGAGCAACACCATCTATTGTTTCTTTTCTATCTGCTATTTCTTTTGCTGCAGAATCTTCCTTATCTTTAGCAGCCTTAGCCTCAGCAGCAGCCTTGTCAGCAATCATCTTTAACTCATTGTCTAATATCTGACCATTAATAGCAGAAACATCTTCACCATAAGCAATATTAAGATTCTTCATGTTCTCAAGATGTGCTTGTTCTGCTTCAAATGTCATTAAATCATAAGTTTCTTGAGTTATTTGTTCATTAATAAGAAGTTCTTTATGTGCATTTTCAAGTTCTTGTGATTCTATCTTTATTGCATTTTTCTTGTCTTGAAATTCTTTTTTCTCTAATTCTAATACTTCTCTTGCTTCTTTTGCTTTTTCTCTTTTCTTTTTTGCATCTGCTTTTTCTTTATCTCTTATTGCTTGTTGGTCTAATTGGAATTGTTTTGCATTAGCAGTTACTACTGCATTAGTTTCTTTCTCTTTTTGAACTTTAACTTCTTCTGCTAAATCTTTTATCGCTTGTTTTGTTGCTTCAAATATCTGAGTTTTTTCTGTAAGTTTTTTTTCTTCATCAGCAATCTCCTGTTGATTTAATTGAAATGCACCTAACTGCCCATCTTCATTTAGTTTTGTTATTCTGTCTTGTGATTCTTCAACTGCTGCTTTTTTTCTCCTCAAAGTTCCCATTAAAAGATGCATTTCTTCCTTCAATTGCCTAGAGTAAGTAGTAGCACCCTCTCCTCTATCTTTGATTATCTTGTTTGTTTCTTCTTTTGCAGTTTTTGAAGCATTAACAAACATATCTATTGCAACATCCTCAGTACTCTTTAAGTCATCTGAAAATCCATTTAATATGAAAGTCCAAGTTTTTACAGCAGTTCTAAGAATATTAGATACATTACTAGAGCCTGTCATAATTGCTATCTGGAATCCCTCCCATGCAGATTTAGCAGTAATTATATCACCCTCTAAGGTGTCAGCCATAATATCAGCCATCTCTTGAGCAGCACCATTAGCCTGTTCTAAAGCATCTGTCAGGTCTAAAATAGAATCAGTACCATTAACCATTGTCGCAAATGCTGCCACTTGCCTTATATCAACAAGACCCATTATCTCCTCATTTGATAATCCTTCTTTATTTAATTGGATTAATGCTTTTTCTAAATCTGCACTACTCTTAATTGTAAATCCTAAATGTTGAGATAAATCAGAGGAGGAGTCTTGCATTTTTAAGAATATATTTCTTAAAGATGTACCTGCAATAGAAGCCTCAATACCTGCATCAGTTAATTTACCCATAACTGCTGATGTACTCTCAATAGATATACCTGCACCTGCTGCAATAGGTGCTACCTTAGTCATAGATGTTTGGAATTTTTCTATATCTAAAGCAGAACTTGTAAACGCTACTGCCATTACATCAACTACTCTTTCAGTTTCTGATGCATCTAAATTAAACCCTCTTACTGCAGCACCTGCTACTACTGCTGCTCTCGCTAAATCTGAACCTGTTGCTGTCGCTAATCTTAATGTTGCTTCTTGAGCATCTAATATCTCAGAAGTTGTAAACCCTAACTTAGCATAGTTCATTTGCAATTCCCCTACTTGTGATGAAGTAAAGAATGTAGTTCTACCTAATTGTTTTGCTGTAGCATTTAGTTTCTTAAAGTCTTTTTCAGTAGCACCAGTTGTTGCTTTAACTTTAGCCATTTGAAACTCAAACTTCTTAAATGTGTTTATTGCACTACCTATTTGCTTGTTAATTTCACGAAAAGCAGTAACAGCCAAACCAATCGCACCTGCCATCTTAGCAAAACTCTTAGCACCTCCTCCTGCTGTCTTACCTACTCTTTGTAAATCCTTCTCACCTTTTACTACTACCTGAACTACAATTTTCTCTGTATTTGCCATATTAACTAACTTTTGCTTTTGTATTATTTTTAAATTTTTCTCTAATCATACTTGCCACATCTGCACCAATAGATGGTGCTAACTTGATTGCTACTTCTTTACTAAACTTATTTGCCACATATCCTGCAAAGTTTGTTCTTCTTAAACTATTCCCTTTAGTCCAAAACACATAAGGCTGACCATACCCTTGTCTTAACATCTTAGCGTATATTCTTGTTATTGATGCTGAAGTTGCTTTTATACCTTTCTTTGCCCTAGCCCAAGATGCTATTGCATTGTAATTAGGAGTCTTAGCAAACTTAGGATTATTAACAGCCTTCCAATAACTAACAGATGACATTACATTTAAAGTAGTGCCTTTGACTTCATGCCTCAAACCTCTACTCAATCTACCTGTAGCATTATGCTTTTGTGCAATAAGTTCTTTCTGCAAACCTACCTTTAGCATTTGACCAACAACCTTTAACTCTTTTAATGTCTTTTTAAATTTAATCATTAGATACTGTTTGGTTTGTAGTTCTTCTTAATATTTTATGGTCATTACCAAATATATCAGTAGCATAAATAGGTACTAAGTATTCTTGCTTTTCTTTTATTGATATTCCTGATATTGAAACATTGACTGAAGATGTTTCCTCTGTAGTAAAATATATCTGAATAATATCATTTGCAGTTGCTGCTATGAATGTTGAGGTAGATATGTTAGTTGTAACATTAGTTGCAGGGAATGTTATTGAATTTGATGATGTTTCTGTATATTCAATTGATGTTAATGTGTCATTTATATTTGGTTTGTATGTTTTTATATACAAAGTACCAGCACTTGCACTAATAGCAGTTTGAATTTCTACCTGATATTCATTACCTGCAATTAAAGATAGTTTTTGGTATATACCACTATATGATTGCAATCCACCTGTTTTCTGCCCAGAGAATATAAAAAACCCTCCAACACTTGTAGGTGCTGATACTGATGTGTATGGTGCGCCACTTGTATGATACCTATACCATCTTCCTATTGTAGATGCAGGACTATTTATTAACGCATCAGTATGTGGGTCTGCTGCTGTTGTAGCGTAATCTGTATCTGAGCCAAGTTGAGTGCCATA